TTGTAGGCCTGTAATCCGATCCTAAAGACGCTGGAGTACCGGCAGTCATCAATGATTTGGCCCTCGGTATGTAAGACCCCTAGACCAAACCCAATTAGCAGGGAAAGCACTATCCCGAGGCTTTGCGCCCAGAGCCTCTTGACCCACGGGATGACCTTTTTTAGCTGGTCGATTTCGTTTTGCATGGAATTACAGTATCCGAACTGCAAACTGTTTGCAAGCTGTCCTTTGTCCTTAAAACCATAGACCGACCAACTAGCAAAAACAAGTTTTTGCCAGACTTACATGGAGATGTATCCCGTAACAACGGTACTCTAGGTAGCCATGCCCACTACTAGACGGATATAGCGGGTGTCGACCCCGGCTCCGGGGCTACTTATTCCCCGGCCTCTATCCCATCCCCGCCTTTTACTTAGCTGGCGTTTCGCGCAGCCAGCGACCAAGAAAAAACCCGCATAAGACTAGAGCGTGGCTCTTGGCATGAGCAGACATTGAAACCAATGAGGGGGCAATACCAGTAAGCCGACTCATCGGTTTTAACGCTACACACGCCCTAGACTTATGCGGGCTTGCGCTGGTATTGCCTCGTCCCTTTGATTCCAACAGGTGCCACCCTGCTGACACCCCGATTATAGGGCAATAACCTGTTCTTGCCAATTACCCTACATTTTGTAGGGGATTACCCTATTTTTGTAAAAAAAGTTAAAAAACCTGTTGACATGGCCTATAAACAGTTTACTATTCATATCACGGTCACTTGATCGTACTAACCGGAGAGAATAATGGAACAGAAAACAACTTTGACACACAACGAAATTTGGTCTTTGATTGACAAGCTCATGGGAGCTGCTGGCAAACTCAGCGATGTACAAGAGTTTGGTTGCACCCAGTTTGTTAGCGAGCAGATGAACGCGGCTAAACAAGACATTTTCAATGTCATCAGAACTTTAGATCCACGCAAATAATCAACGGGGGCTGCGGCCCCCACTATCGGAGAGAATAAATGGACAAATATCAAGACGCACTAAAAGATTTTGGTAGTGTTAGCCACTTAACCTACTTTGAGCCCAGCGAGCATACCCGTATCAGCGACCTCTGTTATCTCTGCTTGCATGAGTTGGATCTACACGCAGAGGGCGAATACTGGCACCCAATTAAAGAGCGCAGAGCTTTACTAAAGTTTTGCCAGAAATGGGGCGCGTATGCAGATGAGTCCGGCCTTGATTATGTTGCCGAAAGTCAGCGACAATTTGATCTAGGCCGTAACGCTAAAAAATCAGATTGCTTATCGGTCTAACACATGGGGCCTCGGCCCCTTACTCGGAGAGAATAAATGACAGTCTACTCACAGCACCACGATCAGCCGATCAATCATGTGGTGAAAATCATCGAGAACAACATACCCAGCTACAAATGCGTCTGCGGTCTGCGGGCGTGGGTATCTACGTTTCAAGACATCGAGAAGTTCCTAGCTGACCATATCACTTGTGGAGAGAATAAATGAGCCAAGCACTACACCACCAACAGCAGCTCGAAGAGCAAGAACAAACGGAATCTAAGGTTCGCAAATTTAATTCACGCTACGGCGAAGATCAGTTCCAGACCCACATTCATTCTGATGACGACACGGTCTGGTTCCACATCTCTAACGACACCATGAACTTTAGGATCACGGTATCGAGAGAAGTAGCCCGTCAGATTGCTAACGATTTATTTGACCATTCACGATAAGGAGACTAGAAATGACTAAGATTGCTAACGTTGCCGCACACCTACGCAAGCACAAACACATCACTAGCTGGGAGGCAATTACGAAGTATCGCGCCACCCGACTTGCTGACGTTATCTTCAAGCTCAAGGGTCGCGGCTGGCTGATCAGCACTCACATGATGGACGGTAAAGACGGTGTCCGCTACGCACGTTATGTATTACTGCGGGAGCCCAAACATGGATAAAAATAAATTGATCGAGTACCTAGAATACGCAGTTTTTACTGCTACCCTTGTAATGTTGTATGTCGTTGTGTTGTTCGTATCTTTCTAACTGGAGAATAGTCATGTCGAATACAGGTGTCGTAAATATCCGTGGTAAGGAGTATCAGACCGTAGCCCTACGGGTTCAGAAGTTCCGCGAGGCTCACCCAGAATGGGAGCTGTCCACCGAAATTATCAAGGCCGATGACGTAGTGGTGATCATGCAGGCCCGGATCTATAAAGAAGATGGCAAATGTATCTCTACCGGCCACGCCGAAGAGTTCCGCGCCAACGGCCAAATTAACTCCACCTCTGCTTTAGAGAACGCTGAGACCTCTGCTATCGGTCGTGCGTTAGCTGCGGCAGGCTGGGGCGGTACTGAGTTTGCCTCGGCCAACGAAGTTCAAAATGCCATCCACCAGCAGGCCAAACCCAAGGCTAAAGCTGAGGAAAGAAAGAGCCGGTCAAAAGAAGAGCTGCTCAAAGCTATGAACGATGCGTCAACCCCGCAGATGCTGGCTATCTTTTGGGGCGCACTAAAAGAAGATGAGCGCGAAATGGTGCGTGACGAAGTAGCGACCTACGGCAAAAAGCTAAAGGAGACCCAAAATGCGTGAACCCAATCCCTTTCAGCAGGACGGTAACTGGTGGAACGACAGGCTCGGTAAGCTCACCGGCTCGCGTATGAGCGCGGCCATGAACTTCCTGAAGTCTGGTAAAGAATCCACCGAGCGCAAAAATCTGCGCTATGAGATTGTGGCCGAGCGGATCAACCAGACCTTTGCCGATAAATACGTCACCACAGAAATGGCGTGGGGAACCGAGCAGGAGGTTTTTGCCAAAGAGGCTTTTGAGGTTATGACCGGCATTAAGGTCGAGGACGTAGGTTTTATTGATCACCCGACCATAGGTTTTCTAGGTTGTTCACCGGACGGGTTTACGTCTGACGGATGTCTGATCGAAATCAAATGCCCAAAGACCCGGACACACATGGAATACATATCGAATCAGGTTGTTCCGGATGACTACAAACCACAGATGATTTTGCAGTCAGCTTGCACCGGCAGGGACGTATGGTTTGTGTCCTACGACCCGCGCATGGAAGAGGGTAAGCGCCTATTCATCAGAAAGTTCAAACCCACGCCAGAGGAAATTAAAGCTATTGAGAGCGCTGCGGAAACATTCTTAGAGGAATGCGACCAGCTCTTTGATTTCTATAACACCAAAGCAGTCTATTTCGATAAAGGAGAGTAACGATGTTATTAGTAGGTTTAGCCCGTCTGGGTAACGACCCAGTAGTCCGATACACCCCGGACAACAAACCCGTCATGGATCTATCCCTAGCCTTCTCTTATGGGAAGAAAGGCCCGGACGGTAAGAGACCGACACAATGGGTCTCCGCGACCATGTGGGGGGATCGGGTAGAGAAGTTAAGTCAACACCTGATCAAGGGCCAGCAGCTCTTTGTAACCCTTGGGGAACCTCATATCGAGGACTACGACCGCAAGGACGGAACCAAGGGGACATCGTTGCGAGCCCGTCTTAATGAGCTGGAGTTTGCTGGTGCCGCGCAGAACAACCAGCCCAAACCCAAAGACGTCACCTTTGATGACCTAAAGGATGACATTCCCTTTTAATGGAGGCCAACATGGAAAAAGACGATATTTCTACCATCATCGTTAGGGTCGATAGCCTGATGCTAGAACTCAAACGTGAGACCCGATCCATGATCGATGCGGATAAGGATCGGATCACGGACATCATCCTAGATATGCGCTGGCAGTTAGCTCGCGCCCTGACAACGATTGGCAAAAATGTCAAAGACTAGAGCTTGGGCGCTACGGGATAAGTACGGGCGATTCGTTCAGACCCACGATGACCCCCGGCACCCGTTTAGGACTTACGTCTTTAGAACCCGCAGGGAAGCTACCGAATGGGTCATGGCGAGCCACTACTGGCGCCAGAAAGCTACCCCCATCGCGGTGACTATCACGGTAAAAGAGGCCCTATGAACTACGTCCCCCACCTAGCCGCCGGTGACGTCTGGGCGTTCCTTTTGGCCATGATTGTTTTAATCGCAGTAACTTGTCTGTATCAAATTAACTCGGAGAGAAAAAATGAGACTACTCGTACTAAGCGCCGCACTTTTAACGGGGTGCGCCACAACGACACCCACGACCTCTAACCCGTCCCAGCACCTAGTGGTGGATAAAGAGGTTCACGCCATGAGCCGCCTAGAGACAGCAAACGCGATCCAAGACTGTCAGGCAGCTAAGACCCGGGCGATTGTGATCTATGGCCGCAGGCACGTTGGCGGGGTCACCCGGGACGTTGTAATCGATGTCACCTGCGCCCCTCTTTACTAGAAAAAGACCCCCGGTTTTTAGGCCGGGGGGTGTTCAAGCCTGCCGAAGCAGGAGAGGAGACTACGCGAAAGCTCGGGTTCCCTGACGGTCAATGATCAGTTTTGACCCTCGGGGAGCTGATTCTGGGGTGTTAGGGACGCTGATGTGCGTCCAGCTATCGAACTCTAGGATGATCTGATCAAACGGCACAGAGGCCGCAATACACGCCTCTACGACCTGCCGGGGGGTCATGCCCGGGACTCGGATGTCAGCCGCGCACCCGATCCGGTGCTGAGAGCTGTCCTTAGACCCCACCGAGTCATTAACTTGTTTAGACCGAAACCCGGAGTTAATCATCACCGGCTTACCACCCAAGGCGGTTTTAACAACCTGAAGTAGCTCCGCAAGACGTTTTAGGTTCTCAATCTCAGCCTCATTTGGGGTGTTGTCCCAGCCGTTACGCGAGGCGGCATCCGAGCGGGTCAGCTCTTCAAGGGTGAAATTAGGACTTAGCTGCATTTTTACCCTTCATGTCGATGATCTTTTCTAGGGTTCTGCCACCAAAGTAGAACGACATGATCAACATACCCCATTGGCCAAGCAGCTCAACGTAGTTGTTGTTGACCTCAATATCCAGAGCTGAGAGCGCCGCAAAAGTCGTATAGACCGTCAGAATAAAGATTAAGGTCATGGGTCGGATGTTCTTAGATAGCCAAGAGTCCGACTTCATATCCGCTTCCATGCGCTTAGTCAGGTTGTCTTGCTCGTTCATATCAGCCTGAAGCTGGGCAAGCTCACCCTTTTGTTGCATTTCCATGAGCGCAGCTTGGGCCTTAGCTTTGGCCTCGGGGTCTGGAAGAACCTTATCAAGCACCTTCTCCCCAATCGACATAATTGCTGCTAAAGGGATCATTTCTTCTCCTTTGCTAACATAGTTGAGGCAATCATAAGCATCGCCCTTACTTGATCTAAATTAGCCGGGGGTGTGGCCCAGCCGACTGTAATCTGCCCAATAAATCTGTTCTGCTCTGGTGGGATACTGATCCGACAGCCGTAAGTCATGCCCTTTTCGATGTACCAAAGTCCCACCTCAGACTGAGCGGTTTTGTATTCTCCGCAGGGTATTTCGTTAGCCATCAGCGCCACAACATCCCGGTTGTTGTTTGAGTTGTTTGTAAAGAGGCCAACGTCCAACCCTTCCATCGTTTTATCTCGTCCTTCTTTGGTGTAGGCCCGGTACAGCACCCGATTCCCAAGGATAGGGTTGACTTTAAACACGGCAACAACCTGAGCGTCTGTGCGCTTAAACAGGTGACTAGCAGCATCATCAACACGACCTTCTGCAATCTGCGGTAGCTTTTGTTGTTCCTTGTAAGCACCTACTAATAACTCTTTATTGTCGTAAAACATCCAACCAGAAAAGGCTAAGACCGCCATCAAGATTAGGGCAAAGAGCTTAAACGGCGAGTCAACATACGCCAACACCTTAGAGAGCGTGTCATTAGCGTTAAGTTTTTCTTCAGCCATCACCACACCTTTGCAAATTTAAGGATTCCGTAGATCAGTAGACCCAGTAACCCGATGACCAGCCACTCGTTTCTAGTCTGTTTGCGGTCTGAGTCATATTCCTTTTGCAGCTCCCTGCGTTCCCGCCGTAGCCTATCTTCTAGGCTTTGCACCTCACCGACTGCTTTCTTACCAAACTCTTTTTCTATTTGTTTGAATGCTTCTTCTTTAGCTCTTTTAATGTCATACAGTATTCGATATTCGTGTATGGCATCGATATACATCATATCCCCGCGCCTCTGGACTTCTTGTTGTTTTCTTTTCCAGCTTACGCGGGCCTTGGCCTCTTCATCTAAAAATGCGTTGACTTCCTTGGCCGTGTCCTTAATCTCACGGCCTACCTTTATTGCTTCCTTAATTCCCCCTAGTGCGGCCCTCGCCGTTGCTGCTGGGTCTAGTTCTGCCATGATTCATTTGTCTGCCTTATCGTTTAGTCTGTCGTACAGTAAACTTATTAGGCTCTCCAATTTGTCAAAACGGCCATTCATTTCTGCTCGCACTTCCTTGATGGCGTCCCTAAATTCGTCTCGGCGAGCATAATCCTCTGGCAGGGCTTTTTCAATACTGCGGATGTCCCTACGCAGCTCTTTAATAGCGTCCCATAACTCACGGGCAAACCAGCCAAGACCCGTCAGTATCGCGCCTAAGCCGATATTGATAACTGTTTGCCAATCCATATTACGACTTCATTATGTAGCACAGCGCGTAATATGGCGGCAGGTTAGCGTTGGTGCCGGATGAGCCTGCGGTGTCCACCGTTGTTGCAACCGTAATTCCTGTGGTTGCAGAACTCATGGTTAATTGTGTGAATGTTTCGCCGCCATTAGTCAATCCAGCAGTACCACTTGCGCCAGAGTTATAAACAGCCCTGCTTGTTGGTGATAGCGTATGGGTATGGCCCGGATCAGTAACCGCGCTACTCGCTGTATGAGTATGGGATACAACGACTGCGTTGGCAGAACCTCCGGTTCCATCCACCGAATAGGTAGATCCGGCGCCTACGATGAACCTGTCTCTAAGGTCAGGTGTTCCGTTAGATCCGTTACACAACACCCAGCCCGCAGGAATCGATCCAATAGACCCAGACCAAAGCAAAATACACCCCGTGGGGATCGGTGTCGCCGGTGCCGGTGATGTACCGATGATTCCATACAGGTTGTCATAGGTCTGGATCGTTACGTCATCCGAATCTTTTAAGATGAACTTGTAGAAATAGCCATCGGTCAGCCAAATTTGATTGGCAGGCCGTCCGTCCGTACCTAAGATGATCGGGTTAGCGTTAGCTACCAGACCCGTGTTGCTGGTATAGGTCGCAAGCGGGGTGCTCGACCCGGCCTGATAGGTGTAAATCTTACCGGCGTTTAACGGCGCACCGTTATTGGTAAAGAACTGAAAACCGTTGCCTATTGGCGCAAGATTGACTGCCATTATTGGTTCCCTCTAAAAATGTCCGATATGGTGCGCGGTTGTTTTACACCAGCTAACGGCTCTAAACTTTCACGTTCAAATTTTTGTGCGGCTTTTCTTTCCCTAGCTTGTCTGGCCATCGTCCCTAGCGGTACAAGATTGGCTGTCGAGATATTTAGACCTATCTCAAGAGCTTTACCGGCCTTCTCGCCGAGACTAGCGACTAAGGTGTTGCTGTTATTGGCAAACCCGCCCCGGGGCTGGGCCATGACCTTACGGGAAATCTCACCCAGATTTCTAAGATTTCTAGCCGAGTCAGCGTCAAACACTTCCGCTAACTTAGGTTCAAGGTCTCTAAGGATCTTGTTGTAAGCAGCCTGCGAGAAATTGCCTTGGCCATCAATAGCTTTGCGAGAAATAATTTCCATCAGCCCAGCCGCTACCGCCTGCTGTTCTGGGGTTCCCTTACCCAAAGCTGACATCATTTCGCGCACGTTAGCTTCGGTTCCCTTTCCTTTAGATAAGACAAAAGTCTCAATAAAGTTGTCCGGCGCTACTTTTTCATTTACCGCAGCGTTATAGGCGGGATCTTTTTTAAGAGCATCAAACCGTTCCTTAGCGGCTTTACGGGCAGCGTCAGCCAAAGGTTTAAGTTTTGCGGCCTCTCCGGTCAGCGGCAGGGTTTCCAAAGAATCACGGACAAAACTGAGCGCGGCTTTCCGGTTTCCATCACCGGCTCGATCAGCTTTGCGGATTTCAGAGGCTATATTAGTTCGTAATGCCTCAAACTCTTCAAACGTCATGCCTGATCCGTCACGATACCGTTGCATCTGACGTTCAATTTCTGGAGGTAAAAATTCGCTTTTCAGTTGTTTGCGAAGCGTTTGATCTGCGTTATTAACAAACTTTTGCGCGTCAATAGGAAACTGACCGCCAGCAGCATCGCGTAATTCGCTATACAGCTTGCTGATGTTATCGTTGCGAACCCGGTCAATAGCCAGATAACCGTCTATAACTTGTCTGCCCAAGTCTGACATACCGCCAAAAGCATCGGGGGCGGCTCGGTCGCGGATCAAGGTCAGGTTTTTAATCAGAGCTTGATTCTGGTCGCCAAGACGTTGAGCTATGTTTGGTAGCTCACCCCTACGATTTAATTCTCTGCTCAAAACTACTAAATCACCCGTGGCCTGACCGCGAGTGAGCTGGATCGGCTCAGGTAAATTCAGAGCTTTAACATGGGTCTCTAAGGCCGGTAAATTGACGTTTTGCGTTGGTACGTTAGATGCCTCGGCCCGTAATTCGACCGGGAGCTGATCAATCGCAGCTCTAACAGCTACCGGGTCTTTACGTCCTGCGGCACCAACGCTTGCCATGCCGGGTAACCCAACGGGATCAGGGCTGATAATTCCACGTTGCGCTTGAAACTCTTGGTAGCTGATCTTGGGCTTTTGTGCTGGTGCGGTAGCTTTTGGTAATACAGCCGGGGGCGCACCAGTAATGACCGGGGGTAACTTACTAGCTTCAAAAGCCTGACCCAGCTCTTGCAAGGCTGACTTAGCCGCCTCTGTC